ATAGGTGCGATCACTTGGGATACGACTGCAAAAACAGCTGGCTTTACTGCAGTTGGAGGAAACGGTTATTTTGTAAACACAACTTCAGGAGCAATAACAGTGACTTTACCTGCAACTCCTACTGCGGGAGATGCGGTTGCTATTTCTGATTATGCAAATACAGCGGATACCAATAATATTACGATTGGAAGAAATGGTTCAAACATTCAAGGAACTGCAAATGATTTTATTATAAATACTGAAGGTGCATCTGTTTTATTAATTTATGTAGATGCAACTAAAGGATGGCTTTTAATTGATGCTGCAAAAGCAAGTGATATTGTTGAAGACAAACAATATATTATAGCAACAGGTGGAACAATAACTTGTTGTGGAGATTACAAAATTCATACATTTACAAGCCCTGGTACTTTTTGTGTATCAGCTGTTGGTAATGCTGCAGGATCTAATTCTGTAGATTATTTAGTTCTTGCTGGTGGTGCAGCTGGTGGTGGTGAAATAGGTGGTGGTGGCGGAGCAGGTGGTTACAGAGAAGGATATAATCCAGGATCTTATTGTGCATCACCTTTAGCAACTTCTGCTTTACCTGTTTGTGCATCCCCTTATCCAATTACAGTTGGAGGAGGTGGTTCAACTGGTCCTAGATTTGCTGCTGCACCTAGTGGATCTCCTTCAACATTTTCAAGTATTACATCTGCTGGTGGAGGTGGTGGAACAAGTTATTATGGTGGAACTGCAGGATCAGGTGGTTCAGGTGGTGGTGCTGGAGGAAACAGTGGTTGTGGTGGTTCAGGAAATACTCCACCTGTAAGTCCTCCACAAGGTCAAAACGGTGGTAATGCAAACCCAACTTATAATTCAGGAACTCATGGTGGTGGTGGAGGTGGAGCAGGTGAAACTGGTTCTCCAGCATCAGCTGGTGGAGGTGATGAAAGTGGTGGCGATGGTGTAACAAGTTCAATAAACGGATCCGCAGTAACAAGAGGCGGAGGCGGTGGTGGAGCTGGTGGACCACAAGATGGAACTGCAGGAGCAGGGGGTGCAGGTGGCGGTGGAGCAGCAGGACCTTTTCCAGGGGGAACAGGAACTCCAGGAACAGCTAATACTGGCGGTGGTGGAGGTGGTGCAGCTTATCCAAACGGATGTAATGTTATGGGAACAGGTGGATCAGGTATAGTAATAATTAGATATAAATATCAAAATTAGGATGTATTTACTAATTAAAAAATAAATTGTATAATAGGAGTTAATTATGGCACATTTTGCAAAACTAGGATCTAACAGTAAAGTTATTCAAGTATTAACACTTGATAATAAAGATATGCTTAATGCTGACGGAGTTGAAGACGAAACAGTAGGTCAACAATATTTAGAACAACACAATAATTGGCCTGCACAAATGTGGATTCAAACATCTTACAATACATCTAATAATCAACATAAATTAGGTGGAACTCCATTTAGAGGAAATTATGCAGGTATTGGTTATACTTGGGATGAAGACAATCAAATTTTTTGGCCTAAAAAACCATTTGCTTCATGGGTTAAATTAATTTCAGAAGCAAGATGGCAATCACCAATTGGTGATGCACCAGAACTTACTCAAGAACAACAAGATCAAAATGCAGCAAATACTCATTGGTGGTCTTATATTTGGAATGAAGAAAACCAATCCTGGGATTTGACAAATAGATTAGCTTAATATATATCTAACGGTGGTATGGATAAGAAGATACTATCTGAACAAGCTTTATATTATGGTGACGTTTCAATGCCAAAAGGTTTTGAAATAGACCGAGATAAATTATCAGGCGATATTTTACAATCAACATTTACTGATTCAGAGTTTCCATTTTCAAGAACTTGGGACATGCTCAATACTTACATAAGAGATCATATAAATTTAGAGTATGGTTTTCAACTTGTTAATAAAAGAACATGGGGTGACATGTATAAACCTAACCAACAAACTCCTCCATTACTCAATATTGATCCAGTTGATTTAAGAAATTCACCTGATTATACGTTATTGTATGGTGTAAAAACTAATAACTGTTTTGTGAGAATATTTTATGATGACAATAGAAGAAAAGGAAGGTCTTGGGACATAGAATTAAAAAATAATATGTTTATTATGTTTCCATCTACCAATACATATTACATAACTAACAGCCAAAAAGATAGTTTAAATTTTGTTCAAACTATTACATATGAATATATCTAATTATTACTGGTATTTTAAATCAGCTGTTCCACCAAGAATATGTGATGACATTATAAAATATGGTTTATCCAAAGCAGAAACAATGGCAAGAACGGGTGGGTATGGTGATAGAGAATTATCAAAACAAGAAATAAAAGACATGAAAAGAAAAAGAAATTCTGATTTAGTATGGCTCAATGATCCATGGATTTATAAAGAATTACACCCATACATTCATCAAGCAAATAAAGCAGCAGGTTGGAATTTTAAATGGGATAGATCAGAATCCATGCAATTTACAAAATATAAACTCAATCAATATTATGACTGGCATTGTGATTCTTGGGATAAACCTTATGATAAACCTAATACTGAAGAACATGGTAAAATAAGAAAACTTTCAATGACTTGTCAACTCACTGATGGGTCTGAATATGAAGGGGGTGAATTAGAATTTGATTTTAGAAACTATGAACCCCATATGAGAGAAGAAGCTAAACATTTAAGGCAAGCAAAAGAAATACTTCCAAAAGGATCTATTATTGTATTTCCTTCATTTGTATGGCATAGAGTTAAACCTGTAACGAAAGGAGTACGATATTCATTGGTAATGTGGAACCTTGGATATCCATTTAAATAATATGATTATTGAAGAATATTTTAAAACACCAATATGGATTGAACATAAACCAGAATTTATTAAATCACTTAACAAAGCATCTAACCAGTATATTAAAGATGCTAAAAAAAGAGAAAAAGAATATATAAAAAAACATGGTGATTTTGGAAGATCTTATCATTCAACAGCTCTAACAATGGATAATAATTTTTTAGATTTTAGAAATTATATTGGTCAAAAGTCTTGGGAATTTTTAGATTGGCAAGGATTTGATATGAAACTTTATCAAACTTTTTTTTCAGAATTATGGGTACAAGAATTTGCTAAAAAAGGTGGAGGTCATCATTCTGCTCACATTCATTGGAATCAACATGTCTCTGGGTTTTATTTTTTAAAATGTTCGGACAAAACTTCTTTTCCAATTTTTCACGAACCACGGACAGGTGCACGTGCTACAAAATTAAAACTTAAACCAACTAAAGGTATTTTTCATGGAACTGAATTAGTTAATTTTAAAGTACAGCCTGGAACATTAATTATATTTCCTGGGTACTTAGAACATGAATATGCAGTTGATCATGGTATAGAACCATTTAGATTTATACACTGGAACATTCAAGCTGTACCAAAAGAGATGGCTAAAGATGTCATTTAAAAAAAACAAATACACAGTAATTAGACAAGCGATCTCAAAAGATTTAGCTACATTTGTTGCAAATTATTTTTTAATGAAAAAACAAGTATTTGATACTTGTCGTAGTACTAATTATATTTCTCCCTATGAAACTTTATTAGGATATTATGAAGGACAAGATGAACAAATTCCAAATACTTATTCTTCTTATTCTGATATTGCTATGGAAACTTTATTATTAAAGTGTCAACCTATTATGGAAAAAACAACAGGATTAAAATTATATCCTGCATATACTTATTCTAGAATTTATAAACATGGTGATGTTTTAAAAAGGCACAAAGATAGATTTAGTTGCGAAATATCTACCACTATGAATTTAGGAGGGGATGCTTGGCCAATTTATCTAGAGCCTTCTGGAGAAACAGGTAAAAAGGGCATTAAGGTAGACTTAAAACCAGGAGATATGTTAGTATATTCTGGTTGCGAGTTAGAGCATTGGAGAGAACCTTTTAAAGGTAAAGAATGTGTTCAAGTGTTTTTACATTATAATAATCGTAAAACCAAAGGAGCTAAAGATAACATGTTCGATAAAAGACCTCATTTAGGGCTGCCTTCCTGGTTTAAAAAATAGTGTATTATGATGGATGCAGTGGATACCACCATACCACCCCACTGCATCCTTTATAATAATTTCAAGGTTCTATACTAACAATACAATTTATTGTAAAATACAATTATGGCTTTAACAAAAGTACCTTTTAGACCTGGTTTTAATAAACAATTAACCGATACTCAAAATGAAAACAATTGGGTAGATGGGGATAATGTACGTTTTAGATATGGTCAACCTGAAAAAATAGGAGGTTGGGTACAGGAAACATCTTCAGAATTAATAGGAGTAGCAAGATCCCAACATACTTTTACAGATTTAGACGGAAGAAAATATAACGCTATTGGTACGAATAGATGTTTATATATTTACTACTCAGGTCAATTTTATGACATTACTCCAATAGACCCAGACCGAGAACAAACAGGGGCTAATATTACAACAACAAATGGATCCGCAATTGTAACTATTACTACATCAGCAAGTCATAATTTAGAAGCTGGTGATATATTAACTTTTGAAAACGCAGGTTCTTTTACTTCTCCAGATACTGATTATACAGCCACAGATTTTGATGACATATTATTTGAGGTTCAATCAGTTTTAAGTGCAACGACTTTTACAATACAAATGCCTACAGCTGAAACTGGTACAGGAGCAACTAACGATGGTACTTTAGATTTATTACCTTATATTCAAATTGGAAATTTAGTTCAAACTGGAGGATTTGGTTGGGGTGCAGGTTTGTGGGGTGGATCTACTTGGGGCACACCAAGATCAACTACCAATACATTCTTGGATCCTGGAATGTGGTCACTTGATAACTATGGTCAAATATTGATAGCCACTGTTCATAATGGTAGATCTTTTGAATGGTCTCCATTAAACACAAGTTCATCGGCTCTTGATACTAGAGCAACTAGTATTGCAAACAATCCAACAGCATCTGTAATGACAATTGTTTCAGATCGAGACAGACATTTATTTCATTTAGGGACTGAAACAACTATAGGTTCACCTGCTACACAAGATAAAATGTTTATAAGATTTTCAGATCAAGAGGATAGAACAGATTATCAACCTACATCTGTAAACACAGCTGGAACTTTTCAATTAGATTCAGGAACTGAAATACGAGCTGCAGTTCAAGGTAAAGATTATACCTTTGTTGGAACAGATACCTCTGCTTACATTATGCAATTTGTTGGTCCACCTTTTACGTTTTCAGTAAGACAAGTTGGATCTAACTGTGGTATTCTTGGCAAAAATGCAATGGTGTTTGTAGATACGACTGTTTATTGGATGTCCGATGAAGGTGGATTTTTTGTTTATGATGGATCTGTAAAAAGAATGCCATGTTCTGTGGAGGATTTTGTATTTAAAACAACAGGTAACAATCCTGGTTTAAATCCAAACGCAGGGCAACAAGTATTTGCGTCTCATAATAGTTTGTTTAATGAAATAATATGGTTTTATCCAGATGCTTCAAGTACTTTTGTAAATAGAATGGTTGTATATAATTACTTAGAACAAACATGGGTAACTGGAACATTAGCAAGAAGTTCTTATGCAGATCAAGTGATATTTGATAAACCTTATGCTACTAAATTTATAGAAAACAGTGCACCTAATTTTCCTACAGTAAATGGTATTACAGCAGGACAAGGAAAATCAATTTATTATGAACATGAAACAGGAGTTAATGAAGTAGATGCTAATGGTAATGCAACAGCTATAGCAGCATTTATTGAATCTGGAGATTTTGATTTAGATATAAATGGTGATGGAGAATTCTTTATAAAAATAAGAAGATTTGTTCCAGACTTCAAGGTGTTACAAGGTAATGCTAAAGTTACAATGCAATTAAGAGACTATCCTTCAGATACACAAACAAGTTCTCCTTTAGGACCATTTACAATAAATAGTTCTACAGAAAAAATAGATACACGAGCTAGAGCAAGACTCGCTGCTTTAAAAATTGAAAATGATTCTGTAAATGAAAACTGGAGACTAGGATTATTTAGATTTGACTTTCAACCCGATGGTAGAAGATAATGGCAAAAATAACAGTATATATTCCAGAGCCTAAAGAACAATATGAAGTAACTAATCAAAGACAAATTACTGCATCTTTAGAAACATTAAAGAACCAATTAAACTTTTCTTTTCAAGAAGAGCTAAAACAAGAAGTAGAACGATTTACTTGGTTTAATACAAGGTACGGTTGCTAATGTCGCAAGGATGTAACAACGTTAATGTTGAACCAACTGTAATTAGTGGTGGAGATGGATCCAATGCTTATGATGCTTTTGGCAGACTAAGAACTTCAAATCCTCTAACTATATTCGATAGTGCTAATGTAATGTCAAAGAATAATCTGTTTGATGAGGATTTAACAGGATCGGGAACAGTTACTTACACAGCAAATAAATCTACAGTTAATTTAAACGTAACCACAGCTAGTGGTGATAAAGTTATTAGACAATCAAAAAGAGTAATGACTTATCAACCAGGTAAATCATTGTTAAATTTAAATACATTTGTAATGACAACTCCAGAAGCTGATCTTAAACAAAAGGTTGGAATGTTTGATGCTAACAATGGAATATTTTTTATGGCAGATGGCACAACATTAAAAATAGTTAGACGTACTTATGTAACAGGATCTCCTGCTGATACAGAAATATCTCAATCCTCTTGGAATGGAGATAAGTTAGATGGCACTGGTGCATCTGGATATAATTTAAGTGTAGACAAAGCTTCTATATTATTTATGGATTTTGAATGGTTAGGAATGGGAGCTGTAAGAGTTGGTTTTGTAATAGATGGTAAATTTATAACTGCACATACGTTTTTAAATGCAAATAATTTATCAACTGTTTATATGCAAACCGCTAACTTACCAATTAGATATGAAATAGAAACAACAGGAACTATTTCTGGAGCAGCAGTATTAGAACAAGTTTGTTCAACTACAATGATTGAAGGAGGATATGCTCCTGGAGGACTTAGACAATCAATAGGAACAGCATCTCTTGGAGGTGTTAATTTAACAACAGCTGGAACGTATTATAATTTAGCAACAATAAGATTAAAATCATCAAGACCTTATGCAGTTATAGTTCCAATTGACATTGCAGCATCCGCTATTTCTAATTCTGATTTTCAAATAGAATTAAGACTCAATGCTACACCAAGTACAGCATTTTCATATACCAGTTATTCCGATAATGTAGAATATGATTTAACAGGAACTACAACGATTACAGGAGGAACAATTGTTGGACAAGCATATCTATCAGGTAAAGGTGCAAATAACTTACAATTTGCACAAGATGGTTTTAATTTTGAATATCAGTTAGGACAGACAATTAGTGGAACATCTGATACATTAACACTATGTGCAAAAGGAGCTTCTAATGGAGATGATATTTGTGGCACACTAAAATGGGTTGATTTAACATAATGGCAAATATATATAAAAATGCATTCTTTACAGGAACTACTACTACTGCTGTAACGGTTTATACTGCTCCAGTAAATGGAAGAGGTATTGTTCAAAACATACAAGTTACTAATGAAGCTGGAAGTAAAGTAGTTAAAGCAAAAATAAATGATAGTTCAAATTCAAATACTTCTAATCTAATTGCATATGCATCTATTAGTGGCCCTACAATTTGTAATATTGCTAAAGGACCAATCATTCTAGAAGAGAACGATGCATTGACTTTGGAGACAAGTGATACTACAAGTGTTACTGCAGTATGTTCAATATTAGAGATTTCTAGAGAAGATCAAAATGGCTAAACAAAAGTTCACGCACTTTGTACCTAGAGCAAAACCTAAAAAAAGACCAGGCCGTCACAAAAAAAGTCTTTCCAAAAGTGAAAAAAGAGATTATAAAAAGTACAACAGACAAGGAAGAGGATGAGTGAACCAATAAAAATACCTGCTGAAGCTAAAGAAATTATTAAAAATAAAAGAACTGGTAAAGTATATGCTAGTAAAGATGAATTTCAAGCCGATGTGTTAGATCCAAATACGGATACAACTGCAGAAGATTTTAGACAAGATTTAGAAATTAAGGTGACAAGAGTTTCAATGGGTGCTAAAACCAAAAAATAATGAAACCAAGAGGTGCAACCGAAATACAAATGGAAATGCTGCATAAGCATGTTCCAAAAGAATTATTAGACCAAGTACAAATATGTACATCCGTACCTGGTAAAGTTCCAATTGATCCAAACAAAGTAAATATTCTTTGGCAAAAGAATTCATACGACCAACCAAACCTACAAGAGTTCTTTGGCAACAAAGAAAGACATAAAGAGTATGATTGGTATGTATTCAACTCACATTGGAATTACGAAAAATTTAGATACTTTTTTGATATTCCTGCAGATAGATCTGTAGTTATTAAAAATGGAACTAATAATTTTCCTACAAGAAGACCTTATCAAAAAGGACAACCTGTAAAAATATTACACCACAATACACCCTGGAGAGGATTAAATGTTGTACTTCGTGCTATGCAAGAAGTTAAAAACCCCAACATCACATTAGATGTTTATTCTTCTACACAAGTTTATGGAGATCAGTTCAAACAACAAAACGATGATAACTTCAAACCATTATATGAACAAGCTAAGAAATTAAATAATGTGAATTACATAGGATACAAACCTAATGAATATATCTTAGAGCATATGACAGATTATGATTTATATGTTTACCCAAGTACATTTGAAGAAACTTTTTGTGTGTCTGCACTAGAAGCTTTAGCTGCAGGTGTTCACGTTATTACTAATAATTTTGGCGCATTGTATGAAACATGTTCTGAATGGCCTGTATATGTTAATTACACAGATAACTATGAAACAATGGCTAGAGATACAGCAGCAGCTATTGAAGTTGCAACAGGTTATTTACATGAACCATTTATACAAGAACATTTAGACGAACAACAAAAGTTTTATAAACGATTTTATAGTTGGAATAAAAAGGGAATGGAATGGGAAAGCTTTTTGAGAGGAGTTATCAATGAGCGAAATAAAGCCTAGACCCAAATTAGTCGATGGAGTAAAGAATGTTACTCCTATGTGGAAAACGGATACCGGACAACGGCCAACGGCTAAGGGAAGAGCACCTTATTCTATATT